AGATAAAATTGTGTAGGTATCTTGCGGTTCATCTGTTCCGCACCAATAATTTGTGTTTATTTTTTGTATTTGAAAATTTCCCAAAACGCCTTCAGGAATATTCACTTCAATTCTATTCACGATATAAGTACTTTCCCATTACCACCATCGGCATGGTTTTGTGATGAAGTACTAGTTGAACCAGCACCACCAGCACCCGCACTGTCACCTAATGCGGCACCAGCGGCCGCCGTACTGTTCTTTGCTGTTCCATTATTTCCACTTGTTGCAGCACAGTTTGAACCACTGTCACAATCTGATACACCGCCCGTACCATCTTTGCAAGATGAAAGACATTCACCACCAGCACTTCCTTCTCCGCCGCCTGCAACATAATCAACACCACCATATGAAAGTGTTGTGTTTCCACCATCAGAACCGTTATTCCCGCTGCCCGTTCCTTTTGCTCCACCTGCTCCAACACTAAAAGTAAGAACTGTGCCAGGAGCAACTTCATTAAGAGTTACAACAATTCTTCCTCCGCCGCCACCACCGCCGCCGTTTGTAGTTCCACCACCTCTACCGGCGGACACGGCCTTACCACCACCGCCGCCGCCACCATACATTGTGATGGTGATGGTATCTACACCGCGTGGAACAGTGTATGTTTGAGAACCAGTGGAAGAGATTGTAGTAGAGGAAGCCGATCCAATGCCAGGCTTACTAAGAGTGTAGTCGCCCCAACTTGGTTCATACAAATCAGGCCTGACCCTTGCCTTAATGATAGGCCTTTCCTGTGGTGGCTTATCGTGTCTAGGATTTGATTTTTTGAACCTATCCTTAAAACTCATTTTTCAACTCGCAATAATAGAAATAGTAGCACCGGCTGCAAGGTCAGCAGTTACCCAAACATGTCCTAGTTGACGAACTTCAACGAACACTTCTTCTCTTTGTTGTAGGTTAAAACCACCTGTTGGTCCTAAGGGCACCCGTATTGGCATATCATTACTAGTCCCTGCTGAATCCGTAGTCACCCATACATCAGTGGCGGTAACATTTTTAATACGAACACCATTTTCTAATGTTGCGCCATTTGCAATTGCCCACGCTTGGGGCGAAGAAGTCGCACCAGAAGAATTAAGTCTTCGCCATTCAGCAGGAACTATGGATTGATATCCTACAACTACAGGGTCAAAAATCTGCATTGTGCGAATATCTGTGAAGTTAGGGTGATGTGGTCTTTGGGGATATGTACCGTATTTGTTACTCATTTGTCTTTTCCTATTCTAATGAAGGTTGCTACACTATATGTATAAAGGCATATATACTATGTATAATAAGGAAACCGAATGAAGGTATTTACTACGTTTATTGCTGAATCGAAGAATGTTCATATGGAACATCTTGAAGATACTGTGTGGAACGAAGGTTCTTCAGGTGTTGCTACAGCCATATCTTTTTTAGAATCAGTGGCTGAAATGCTTCATGGAAATACATCATCAGGAGTAAATGTTACCGTTAAATGGGATGGCGCACCTGCGGTGTTTGCAGGAATACACCCCGAAACCAAAAAGTTTTTTGTGGCAACAAAATCTCTTTTTAATGTTACCCCAAAAGTCAACTATACGAATGCAGATATCGACAAAAATCACGGACACGCCGCTGTATTAGCAAGCAAGTTAAAAGTTGCTTTAAAGTACCTTGGTAAATTGGGTATTAGAGGAATTCTTCAAGGCGATATTATGTTTACAGATGATACATCATCGACAAAAATCGACGGAGAGAATTATCTTACTTTTACCCCGAATACGATTACCTATGCAGTACCCGCTGGCTCAGATACAGCGAAATCAATTGAGAAGGCAAAGATAGGAGTAGTATGGCACACAAAATATACAGGAAAGACAATTAAAGGATTAAAAGCATCCTTCAACCCTAGAGTTGGTTCTCTCGCAAAGACTAGGGATGTCTGGTTTCAGGATGCCGATTTTCGAGACACTTCGGGTACATCAACATTTACAAGTACAGAATCGTCCACAATTAATTCTTTGATTGCAAAAATTAAGAGACAAGCAGGCGGTGTAAAAAGATATCTTGATACACTGCGTGGTAAGCCTATGATTATTTCAGAGGTAAAAATCTATGGTAATGCCCTTATCCGTCAGGGAGATGGAGAGGTTGGTTCTGCGGCTGGGTTCATTAATTATATTGACTCAAAAATGCAGGCAGCCATAGATACGCTAAAGACGGATAGTGCAAAGGAGCGAAAAGAAACAATCAAAAAAGATTTACTTGCATATTTAAGCAAGAATTCTACAAAACTGGATTCTATTTTTGCGTTGCACGCCGCCTTGGCGGAAGCGAAGGTATTTATTATTCGGAAACTTGAACAGGTAAAAGAAATAGGAACTTTTATCAGGACGGCTGACGGATTTAGAGTAACTTCACCAGAAGGTTTTGTTGCTGTGGATAGAGTAAGTAACACAGTATTAAAATTAGTAGATAGATTAGAATTTAGTAAAGCAAACTTTACTGTTCCTAAGAATTGGAACAAATAAAAAGGAAAAATAAATGAGCGAAGAATTAGAAAATCAAATTCCAGAAATTCCAGATTTAGAAATACCAGACATTGATTTGGAAGATTATGAAATTCCAGAAGATGAAGAAACTGCGGTAGAAGACGAATCTGGTGGTTCTCAAACCTTCGCTTGGATTGGTTCTGGGCAAGGTGGTGGCAGAATTGCAAAAGCATTTTATGAACGAGGATATAAAAAATGTATTGCAGTAAATACTTCTCGTCACGATTTAGATACTCTTGAATTGCCTGCCGAACAAAAAATGTTATTTGATGTGGGTGAACAGGGTGCAGGAAAGGATATGGATAAAGGCAATGAAGCGGCAAACAAATATAAACAAAATGTATTCGATCTTATGCGAAGAGTCTATGGTAGTAATGTCGATCATCTTTTTGTCTGTGTCGGTGCTGGTGGTGGCAGCGGAAGTGGTTCAGTCCTCGTTTTAATTGAAACTGCCAAGAAATATATGAAGTATATTGGGCACGACGATCCAGAAAAACGAGTTGGAGTAGTTATGTCTTTGCCAACCAGAGGCGAAGCAAATTCACCAGTAGTGTCAAAAAATGCACATGAAGTGTTGAGCGTTGTTGGTGGATGTGCAAAAGAAAAAACCATTTCTCCTCTTATCATTCTTGACAATTCCAAGATTGAAAGAATGTATAAAGGATTAACGGTTAAACAATTCTGGCCAACAGTTAATAATACCATCTCTGGTCTATTCCATGTATTCAATGTACTCACAAACAACCCATCACCATATACATCATTTGACCCAACAGACTATTCCAGCGTCTTGCGGTGTGGTGGCGTAATGGTTATGGGTGTAGCGAAATTAAAAGAGTTTGATGACGAACAAAAGGTATCAAGTGCAATCAAGACAAATCTTGAAAAGACACTTCTTACTGATGTAGAACTTTCAGACTCTAGTGTTGCCGCCTGTGTGGCAATTGGCGGTAAGGATATTATGGAAAATACGCCAGGATTAATGGATAGTTTATCGTATGGATTCGATACGCTATCTTCGTTATGTCCAAATGCAACTCTGCATCGGGGTATTTATGAGGATGGAAAAGATAGTTTAAGGTTATATACCATAATATCTGGTCTAAATATACCAGAGAAAAGGTTACAGCAATTAAAAACAGTTTAAAAAAGGAGAACTGATATGACATTAGCAGTTTTAGGTACAGTGTGGTGGAGCGTTCTATGTTTCGTGGGCGGAGCCTTGATTGGCGTTCCACTATGGAATTGGATTAAAGCAAAAGCACCTTGGAATAGATGAGTAAATCGGTCAGAGATTTTCTGAACGAAGACAAAACGAAGGCTATCGTTGTAACCTTCGGGCGCTTTCAACCACCTACAATTGGTCATCAAAAACTAGTTGATGCGGTGGTTGACAATGCCCGAAGGGAAAGAGCAGAGCATCGTATTTACCCAAGTCGAAAGACAGGCGACAATAGAGACCCTTTAAAGCCCAGAGACAAAATTAGTTTTATGAGAAAGATATTTGGCAGGAAAGTAAATGTTATAGACGATAGGTCTGTAATAAATCCGTTTTATATGATGCAGAAATTAAGTGATGAAGGATATAAAAAAGTTATTCTTGTCGTTGGTGGTGATAGAGTAGCAGAATTAGAAAAAAGTATTTCAAAATATGTTGGACCAGATGGATATCAATTTGACCACTTTGAAGTAAGAAGTGCAGGACAGAGAGACCCCGATGCAGAAGGAGTCGAAGGAATGTCTGCTTCAAAGATGAGAGCGGCCGCAGTTGCGGGAGACTATGAAAGTTTTGAATTGGGCGTAGGAAACAAAATAATTGCAAAACAACTATACAAAAAATTGAGAACTGCAATGGGTGTGCGAGAATCACTAGAAGAAGATTGGAATAGACTGATTAGTTTAGAGGAAGCAAAAGACAAAAGCCTTCCAACGGTTATTGCTATTACCAAATCTTCTACAGATAATGAGAAGTCTGATACCATTGAAAGATTGGCAAAAGTATGTAAAAAGAAAGGTGTATCTTTCTTTGCCGTGCATACTGACCACGCATTTATTGTAGACAAGGATATGGAAGATAACGAAATTACTATTCATAATTATGGCGGCGACGGAAAGAATATTAATCTAAAAATAGACAACACCGTTGCGTTGGTTCGCGGCGGGGCTATTCTTGATAATGCTGGTACGGGTATGGTAAAAACGCTACAGGAAGTTGGAATGTTTATGGTAAACAGTCTTGAGTCTATGCAATTTTGCCAGAACAAAATGGTTACTGCACTTGCACTTGAACAAAATCAAATTTCATCTCCACGAACAGCCTTTGTGAATAACGAAGATTCGATTGACATTGCTCTTGAAAAGATCGGGGGCAAGTTCCCTGTTATCATAAAAACGATTACAGGTGCTGAAGGTATCGGAGTTTCGAAAATTGAGTCCTATGAGTCCCTTAAATCCGTTCTACAGTCCTTGTGGAAGCACGAAGCAGAGATTATCCTTCAGGAATATATGGAGATTAAACACGATGTCCGTACCCTTGTCCTAGATGGTAAGATTTGTGCTTCAGTAAAAAGAATCAAATCTTCTGGTGGGAAAGAATTTAGAACCAATAAAGCATTGGGTAATGACACTGCTCCCTACAAGTTGAGCCAAGAAGAAAAAGACCTTATTAAAAAAGCATATAAGATATCTGGTTGTTACTATGCAGGTGTTGACCATATCACACACAACGGAAAACATTATATTCTAGAGGTGAATGGTTCGCCAGGTTCTGGCGCCGCACCGTATATGGGATATCATCCAGGCCACGAAGGAAAAGAACTTAGCGGCGAAGAGTTGGTTGGTTATGTTCTCGACCATATTCTTAACAAAGAGAATTGGAAATTTACTTCCAAGGAAATTGGTTATGTAGAATACATCACAGTCAAGGGTGTTGGTAAATTAAAAGCCAAAGTAGATACAGGGAATGGTTCAGTAAATTCTATTCATTCAGATAATGTAAAAGCAAAGGGCAAGAATGTGTCCTTTAGTATTCTTGGAAAGAAGTTTACTAAACCAATCGTACAAACTCAAAAAATTAATATCGGTTCAGACCAATGGGAAGAACGATATCTAGTCAAATTTGATATAAAGTTTGGCAAGAAAGAATACAAAGATGTTCTCTTTAACTTAAGCGACCGAGATGACAACACATACTTGGTTCTTATAGGTAAGAGATTTTTAGAAACACTTAATTATAGCGTGAATGTGAATAAGACATTTACTTTATCAGAACAAAGGAAACCCCAACGACAGTTGGAATCAATAGATGTCAATTTTGGCTTTGAATTGTTAGAAATATAAAGCCAATATACATAATTTAGGAGAAATAAAATGATACCATCAAGAAAACCAAACCCCTTCAATACAGATAGTAAAGTAACTAACGATATTGCCGACATTCTTGCAAGGAATCGCCAAGCAAAACAAGATGCGATTCCTGATGCAGTCAAGGATGCCGCAAAGGCGGCTGGCGCAGAAGCAAGAAATGCAGGTTATATTCCACAAGAAACAAAGACTTCAATCTACAACAAACATTTTACAGGTGCTGTAGGAGATAATGAGGTTTCTGGTGGTACTAGACAAAGTTTTGAAACAATGGCAGACCAAGAATATAATACACCACCTCCCCCAACAGAATGATTTTGCAAATGGTGAAACCTTTAAATAATGAAAATTATATTTTGTTTGCAATGAAACATTATGATAACCCTCAGTGTGAAAATGTTGATGAGTTTCACGATGATTTGAATAGGACAAAATATTTAAAGAGATTATTTAAGAAATACCAAAGTAACCAAATACTAAAAGAAAGACTAATACTTAATCATATAATAATTTTTTACAATGTTTTTGGTGTTGAAGTAGCATCAAGAATATTATTCTTTAAGATTGAAGAGGAATATCATTCGTTGTTGAAAACATTTTTAGTTTATCTAAACTACTTACCAGAGAAAGATATACCAGAAGCAGATTTGATTAGAATTCCACTTAACCAAGAAGTAATTAAAGTATTGAGAGCAATTTAAATGGGTTTAGGAATAATAGACACATATTTAGCATACAAGTTTATTAAACTACTTGCTACTCCGTGGAAAAAAACGGCGGCCTATAAACTTGGAATTATTGATAAAAAGGGAAAGAGAATTAAATCTGAAGAAGCAGATGATGCCGCAAGAAATTCAGGTTCAAAGTATACTAATGTACACAAAGTAATATTCAACATTAAACGACTTATCAATAAACTTCCAGGCGGAAAAACAAAAATTGGCGGGGCAGCGGCTGCAATTTGGCTATTAAAAGAAGAAGCCAAAAAAATGGGTGTTAATAATGAGAATATCATCGAAGAAACATTCCTTGATTATCTAAAAAATAATGGTTATGATTGGGAAGATGGCGTAAACGAATCCTTTAATAAATTAGATTTAACCATTTCTAAAGGAATATACATAGTACATGGTAGGAAAATTACTATTAAAGAAAATAGAGAATCCTTTGATTCTGTTTTAGGCATTCCCCTGTTCCGACTTGGAGAAACTGTATTTTCTTATTACGACATAAAGAAGGTAAACGATGAAAAAATTCAAACGATTTAGTACAGAACTGCCAATCATAGAAACTATTTTGCTTGGCAAATCAATCCAGATGGGTGACCGTAGGGCTAGAATTGTCAAGGTTGTTTCTATTGGTGGAACTAGTCGTTATGATACTGTCTATAAAGTAAAGTTTCAAGATGGCACGCAGGTTGAAATGCACGATTCTCAGATTCGTCCATTCTTAATTGAAGAAGGTGGTGCGGGCGAGGAAGCAACCGACGAACTAGACGATACTTATCGTGAAGATACGCCAGGCGAAGAAGTAGAAGAAAGGGCGATGGAAACCTTGACATTTGAATTCCCTGATGATCGAAAAGCGGCGCAATTTGATTATGATATTGAAAATTCTTCTATCGGTATAGGTGATCGGGTTGGGAACAAAGTAACAGTTACGGGTGTTCAATTCAAGTGGCGTGCTGGTATCAAGAAATATATGAAAAAGAGCAGAGGTAAACTTGTAAATGAATCTGTTGAACTGGATGAAGCATTGACTCTCGCAAGCGATGAAATAAACCCAGTAAAGAAATCTGCACAGAAACTTGCAAATCAAAGTCCTGATAGAACATACTATGTTGTTCAGCACACACATCATCATGGTGGTGGGAAAATTAAGTATCGGTATGAAGTGGTTGATTCTGTTGATATGCACATGTATAGAGATGCAAAGAGAATTGCACAGTATGGTAAAATCAAAGAATCCGTTGATGAATCCACGCCCACGAATGCAGTAGGTGGTGGAATGTCTCCGCATTTTGGTGGGGAAGGTCCAGTTCAGGGATATGACCCGATACTAGGAAAAAAGAAAAAGAAAAAGCGTAAAAAGTTTGCTGGTGCTGAAGTATTTGAATTAAACAGCGACGATTATCATACTTGTATGCACGGCAGAAAACGATATGAACGATGGAACAGAAAATTAAATATGGAAAACATTGATAACCAAGAGATTCGTGATTATGCCCATAAGAATCCTGGCGCACCAATTGTTATCCAAGACAAAACAACAGGTGTAATGGCCTATTTAATTCACGGAGATAAAAAATGAAAACACTAATTGCATTAGCAGTATTATTATTAGCAACACCAATTGTTGCACAGGACTCGGAGGTAAATAATGAAAGAGAAAAGATTGGACAGAGATTTAGAACGGCAATCGCCGATGGCAAAATTTCACCAGAAGAAGCAAAGGAACGGTTTGCTCAATGGAGAAAGAGCCAGTCGCCTAACGAAGATGCTCGTACTGATGACTCTCGTAAGCGGCGCGGGTTGCGAAGCACTCCAACAGATGACTCACGATGGAACTCCAGAGAACACCGCTTCAACTGTGGTGGACAGCGTGAGAGAGCAGACGGAGCAGACTCAGGAAATCACAGACGCTACAGACTCGATAGCAGGGACACTGGAGAACATAGACGAGGAAGCGAATTCCATTCTAGACGAGATAGCACTCGTTCCAGACGACCACAATTACAACATCGACCCAACTCTGGACAACATCGAGAATTCCGCAGAAACAATCAAGGAACATGTGGACGATGCGGCGCTAGAACAGGTTCGGATCGAAGAAGCGTTGGAAGATTTGGATCAGGCGAACGACAGAGTTGGCGCAGCCGTCGGTCAGATCGAGGAACTAGAGGACCTAGTTGCGGACTACGAGACTTCCGACAGGGAAGTTCGCAGAGAAGCCCTAGAAAATCTCCATAATTATATTACTCTATTCTTTGTAATAGGGTTCGGAATGTTGGTGGGCGGTGCCTTCATTGCCTTTTGGGTGAATGGTAGGCTTGGTGCAGTTTTACTTGCAATAGGTATATTGACAGTAGGGTTTGCAGCCGCATCGCAATACTATCTTGAAGAAATTGCTACTGTTGGGTTGATTGTTTTAATTGTTGGATTCGTGGCAACAATTGCAGTAGTTGGCTGGATGCTTGTTAATGGCAGCCGATACGAAAAAGCAATTGAAGAAATTGTGGAACTCATAGAAGAGATGAAAGAGCATCTAGATATCGAAGAGCGTCGAGAAATTTTTGGTAGAAATGGTTTTGCTAGTGAATTGCAAAGTCCAATGACGAAGAAGATAGTTTCACAGATTAAGATTAAAAATAATTTTAAGAATTTAGGTAAGACGAAGAAGAGAACCAACGACTCATAATATTAGAATTGTAATATTCTCTCTCACCATTTTCTAGTATAGAAGTAAGAACATCATATTTGAATTGATATTCTACTTCTGAAAAAGTAAGTTCACCTTTGGTTTTGCATAGTTTCAAGACTTCGAAGGTGAACTTATCTTTTCCAAGTTCTTCTATTTCTTGATTGAGTTCGTCGCAAGAACCAGTATATTTTTTCCAGTTAGATTCGGAAATTACTTTTTTGCGGTTTGTTCTGCCTTTGACTTTCTTACGGCGATACGAACTGGTTTGTTTTTTGCCGATGTATTTTCTCTGTGTGTCTTTACGAGTAATACAGTATACAAACCCAAACCAATCATCAAAGTTAAAGTCATCAGGTAAATTATTCCAGTGTCCATTGTTTTCTTCCATATACTATTTATCTAATATTTTACATCGATAAAATAAGTTTTCCTATTAATATTCCAAGAACAAATCCTACTATACCTACTCCTGCACCCAATGGTGTTGAAAGTAAGTAAATTTTATTGTTCACCCATTCGGCTACCCCGTCCGTCCAATCCTTGTTCATTTAGAACCTCCTCAATCCACCCTCTATAAAATTTAATTCGTGTAGCCGAACACTCGACTATTCCAAATTCATCTGTCAAGAATGATGTTATTATTCCTACTAACCTTTCTTCTCCTTCTAGTGTAGCAATTACTGCGCCGCCAGAATCACCAAACCAGATTGTTGCCCGTCTTGGTAGAAACTTTATTTCGTTTATGTCTTCAAGTATTGTTCCGTAATATTGAAATACACTTGGCTTGCTGTATTTTTTATATCCGAACGAATATCCGATAACTGTTATATCACTGAATCTCCACAATACTCTATTATTATGTAGGGAAATGGGGTTAATATCTACTGGATATTCTAGAAAAATAATGCCGATATCATTTACAGGTCTTCCATACATTTCATATTCAGGATGAAGAAGAGTAGAGGAAACAGGAACACACATTTCTCCAAAATATACTGAGTCTATTTTTTTATTATCGATACAATGTCCAGCAGTTAGAACTACATCGGGTGCAATAAGAACTCCGCCGCCTACTAAACTTCCATTTTCTCTATGAATAGAACCAACGAAAGGATAGGGATCGTTTTCATTGTTTGTGGCAACAAAAGGATCAAAGACTTCTGGTATTGGGTTTTGTTGTTGGGGAGGTGTAGGTAAAGGTAGAGTTGAAGTGCAACTTACTAAACATAACAAAGTTGCTAAGAAATATGCAGTTCTCCTAAGTACCATTCCATAAAGTATTTATATGAAAAGTGGCTGTTAACCCGTTTAAAAAAAAATAAAAAGCCACTTTTTGATTTTACTATATACTGTGAATATTATGAATAAGTGTCAATAAACACATTCATTTAGGGGAAAGAAATGGGACAAACATATTACTGGAAAGGCCAGACAGGCCCAAGTTCCGGCGTGACTATGGCCAACGCAAATACATTACAGCCATCGTTAACGATTTCGGAAAAATATTTCGTTAATTCTACAAACAACTGGAATAATGCAGCAAACTGGGCAATAGACATTGGACAGACTGGTGACTATAATGATGAATGGGACCAAGCCGGAGATACGGGCGGCAACCCGAACCAGAATCACTTCATCACACCACCCAGTTGGCCTAAAGCAGGAGACAAAGTAATATTTGATAAAATCGAAAATGCTTTTCTTGACGGCGCAACAGGCACAACAGGCGAAAGATGGCCACACAGTGAGTGTTTGTTTGGTGGGACTACCAACGACAATAAATGGTTCGTCGGTAATAGCACCGCAGGAAAATTAGAAAAACTTACAATCGAAGATGGATATGCTGAAGTATTATACGCAAGAGATTTAAGTGATGGAGTATTTGGAACCAACCGTGGAACTGGTGCTAGATTAGGTATCAATATGGTAAACGGTTATTGCTCTACATATGGTGCATCTGGACCAAATGAGGGTCTAGGATTGTATGTTGCACAATTTATCGATAATTCTATTAAAGAACCTGCTCCTATCCACGACAGTTGGTGGCACATGTTTGATTGGACAAGAGAAAGAACATTTACTTCTAATTTCAGAACAGATAATCTTTATATTAATGGTGCCGCTCACTATTCGTTCTATCAAGACGAATTAAAGAGAGGTGCCACTTTTGATAATGTTACAATAAACAGGAATGCAGATTGGAGTCAGTGGCCCGCATCCTCCGAGGCTGGCAGGGGATGGTTCAAAATGAAGGGCGATACAGTTAACTATGATATTGCTACTATCTTTAAAGATACTTCTGAACGAATTGCTCAAACACTCATCACTTCTCGTACTTCCCTTCCATCTCTAATCGTTGGTTCAAAGTATCGCTATAAATTCTTTAACGAAGCACCGTTAACAGTAGCGTGTCATGTAGATACTGCTAAAATTTATCCTACAGAAAATTCTGGAATCACAGCACAGTACTTCTGGCCGCCGCCGTACAGCAAAACCTTCTGTCCTTCAAAGGGGGGTTGGCATTTTACAGATTCTGCCGAATGTCCCCCCGAACCTGTTGATCCTGTTGATATTGACTCGGGCGCTTGGGGCACAGTGAAAGGTATGGCGGCTGTAGTATTTACTGCTGACCGAGATGGTATAAGTGGTTCATCAGGACCTGGCCAATCTTCATATCACGGAGTTTCTGTCGGGCATCTTTATATGCAAGACACCAATCCATTTTACAATCTTAGTATGGTAACTGGTGACAAGAAGAAAAATTACAACACCGTAATGATTGACTTAACACATCCAAGTAACGGTGGTGCAACTATTTCTAATCTTTATGGTTATTCTGGATACTTGTATCCAGAGGCAAATGGAATTACTGCATCCATTTCGTTTAGAATTCTGAATGGAGAAATTAATGCTAAAACCATCGTACAGGGACATGACCCACAAAACGAACCTTGGATTGGGTTTGGAATTGCAGGGCATACTTTAGGTATTGGTGGTATACACAACGGACTCCTACAACTAGAAAACAATTGTGATATTAGATTGGTACGGGGTGCAAGAGTAGGTACAACAACAGCACAAGCCGACCAAACTTCTATCCTTACTGATGCTTCAATTAATTGGAGCCCAGGCAAATAAAATAAATAACACAATAAAGAAGCCCCCTTTTCGGAGGGGGCTTTTTTTAATTTATGTTTTTTTAATTTAAGACTTAATTTTCATTCTTTTTTCATAAGCAACACGCACTTTGTCGTTATCGAAAACTACCTCTACATTAGTTCCTTTTGTTGGAATATTATATCGTGTGGTAGTTTTAAACTCGGGCCTTTGTAATGCACCAACTAATGCAGACCGTTCTCGTCCATTTTTCGCTTGATAAAGTCTTTCTACCTTACCGTCTTTACGCTTGGGATGTGTATCTACTTGAGATGTACCTTGTCCTGTTCGGACTAAAGGAATTGACTCTGCTTCATCCACTACTTTTTTTTTTAAAATGCTTTCGAAGTGGGCGACTTCTGCTTCAGAGAATTCAACGGATTCTTTCTTCTCGCCCTTCCAGTTCTTATCAACATAGTCAAAGAACTCTTTCTTCTTGTCGCCTTCTAGGTCTGCTGGCGAATCAACACCAAACTTCTTAAGGGCTGCCTTAAAGAACTTTTCATACTCTTCGTCTTTTCCTTCTTCGACTTCTTCCTCTTCTTCTTCTGCTTCTGGGTCTGGAATGGTTGCTTCACCACACCCATCACCACTTCCAGTTCCTTCTGCTTGAACCAGCGAAGGGACTTCTGCTTGAATATCTGTTGAAGGTTTACCTGTTCCAGCGGCGGTGTCGGCAACTTCCATTTCGTGAGCGCCGGCAGTAATGGTAGTTCCATCTTCTAGTTCTACTTCATAAACTTCACCAGTAGCATTATCTTCAACTTCTTTTGTTACGGTGCCTGCTTTTGTACCAATTACTACTGTTTTGCCAATCATATGGGTTTCTTGAAGGGTGATACGGGGGCAATCTTCCGTGTTGGGAAGATTTCTGATGTTTGAAGCCCAGATTCTATCTTGTATTGTCATTTTAAACTCCCTTAGTTTGAGTATTTTCTATAATATATGTATAAAAAACAACCCCCCGACCTGAGTCGAGGGGCTGTCTGCCTGACGGCGGGAAGGGTATTCCCATAAAATCAGAAAGTAAGTTGAAGTTGGGTACGAATAACATATTCGCCACTGTCACCAGCACGCCAACCTGTTTCTCCCAAATCCCAAGCACCATTAATGCCATTTAGTGCATAACCTAATTCGGTTGTCCACTTGACATTATCGTTGAACCAATAATTGGCACCAACAGTTGCAATGCTAAGATTCTCTGAAACATCTTCTAATTCACCATACTCATATGCAACGAAACCTTGTAGGTTATCCATGCAATGATACCCTGCTTGAACTGTTGTTCCCCAATTGTCTCCAGCGTCACCGCTAGTTGCAACATAGGCAGCAGTCAAGTCAAGACCTCCACCGAATGATACATTAGTATCAAGGGTGTAGGTGGTGTAGTCGGTGTCTACCAAATCGTTATATGAAACGGCAGCACCCACATTCCACCAATCAGCAACATCGAATCCAGCACGGGCAGTAAATGCCTGACCGTTCTGAACTCCTGCGCCATTGGCAGTATCGAAACCATCGGTGTAAGCGGCAGCAAAATCTACCACACCAAAATCACGACTATACTGAACACCTTGCGAACGACCCTGACCAAACTGGTTGGACACGATTGAACGCTCTGTCATAAGAGTATCTGCCTGATAGACAAGTACCTCACGCATAAACGGTGCTTTGAATTGTCCTACACGGACATTTCCACCAAAGAGTCCACCTTCTGCATAAGCATCCAAAAGGTCAAACTCTCCTCCTTCGCTCCACTGTCCACTTACTACATAACCCCAATTATAGAGGTCTCCAGAAAGTTCAAGATGGGCGCGGGGAAGACCGAAACCGTGATTGGCTTCGTCATCACCACCACCACTATAGGTGTAGCGAGATTGTACAAATCCGTGTACATTTACTGTAACAGGGCTTCCGTTGCCTTGCATCATTGAACGAGCATCTGCATCAGCAAGAACATCACGAACAAGTGCCTTAGTGGCATTTGCTCTGGCGATATCCATCTCTGATGGTTCAGACTTGTTCAATTCTGCAATTCGTGCTTCTGCGGCATCCAAACGAGCGGTGAGGTCTTCATATGAAGGCTCATCTGCAAGTACGGGTGTCGCAATTGCAGCAACCAGAACGGCTGCGGCAATAGCACCATAAATTGTCCACTTTTTCTTACTCATATTGTTTCTCCTTAATATGTAAAGACAGGAAGATTAAATTAACCTTCCCGTGTACAACACTTTCGAAATCAGCCGACGGCGTTAGTTACCAAACCCCAAAGGGACTCAAGTGCGCCACCGACCCATACAACACCTTCCCAAGCAAAGGGAAGTAGTGCCAAGGTCCATAGGCAAGATCGGGTTACACCGATTTTACACAGGGTATTGGAAACTACATCATCACATCCGCCCCAAGGGCATTCTTTGTTAGCCATAACTTTTTCTCCTTGTATTGAATTAGTTATCTCTGGCTAGAGAGTGGTACAGATTGTACCGTGAAGTCAACTTGACTTCGTTAAGATATGTCAATTATGTAGACATACCTATTTCTATTAACCTCTTATTATACTATATTAAACGCAGGTGTCAATAAAAAATTTAAATTTTATCGGATGGGACAAGAACCGCCAACACACTCTAATTCGGTCAAAACCTCACCCGTTTCTATATTCTCCATTGGCTTTATTTTAGAAACTCTTTTTTCATATTCTTCTTTAGTAATTTCTTCATATGGCGCTTGCTCAAATCCGTGTTCGTTGTGTAGTAGAAAACTTACTGTCTTTAATGATTTCTCATAATTCTTTGCCATCCACTCTTTAATTTCATCGAGTTCTTCAAGGCGATAGTAGACAGTTACAGAAACAGAATTGTCCGACCAATCTGTTTGTAATTTCTTTACAAGTTCTAATTGTTTTACCGCCGTCATATCTTTTGCAAGAATGGTCTTTCCGTTGATATGGCAAGGGAACTCTATAACAACCGTACTGCGGTCTTCTGTTCCATCAAATCTTTTTGCATACTCTACTGGATAATTGGATTCTCTACACATATTAACAAGATCGTCACTGCTAGACATTCTAACTCTTCGAATAAAATAATTAGCATATGCAGGATGAACACCAGGCGTACTTCCAGAAAGGAGAGAAAGCGTTCCAGATGGTTTTACTGTGGTTAATCGAATGCTTACAGGATATCCTTTTTTCTCTGACCATTTCTCATCATACTCCCGAAGGTTTTCGTAACAATCATCTAACCAATCTAATTTGTCGAGAGATTGACAAATGCCTGTAATTCCTACACCAATTCTCATATTATCGTGAACAACATCTTCGGTTTGTGGATGAATAAATGGCAATGCACAAATAGCCTTTTGTGTTTTATAGAGCAACCTTGCACAATCTTTAAGTTCCGCCTTAGAGGTAATATTATTCAAATAGATTTCTGAAAGGTTACAACACTCATAAGATTCCAGAAGAATTTCTGCACAGGGATTTACAATTTCACATCTGTCTTTTTTCTTGTCCTTTAGCCTTCCATACTTTTGTGCGAGGGGAAGATTAAAGAAACCATATGGCTCTCCAGAACCATCATATCCTTTCCATACTGCATCGCTGATATGATCGTAAGAATCTGCATAGATTGTATTGTTTGACATAGAACGCCAGTTGGGAATGTTTCCTAAGTCCCATCGTTTTGCACGAAGGAATAGATAATCATCAGGATCACCAACTGCAATTTCAGCAGACCTACGAACATTACCTGCAACAACGACAGACCCAATAATATTACAAATGTCTAAAACATCAATGGACCGTAACTTTTTGCCTTCTCGTTCTTGAATTACTTCACAAATATTTTCAATACCATCAATAAGAATCCCAGGCCCAGATGCTTTCCCGCCAAATCCCTTGATGCGTTCTCCCGATGAACGAACAAGTAAAGTAGAATAGGTAAAAGATTGGCCAGTATAGAAATAAGATTTAAGAATTTTCTTGAGAAGTTTTACCCACCCCTCGCGGGAATCAGGAACAATAAAATCTGCATCGTTTCTCTTTTTGTGTTTAACAGAAACGCCTTCTTTAACACGGGGGAGTTCGTGGATGTCTTCTTTTCGAATAGAGAATCCTACCCCACCACCAAGCATTAAGTTCTCAAAGATGAAACAGAAATCATCAATATCACGAATGCAAACACCCCAACAATTCAGAAGAGAATTCCCACCAAACCTATCGACTGTTGAAGTACCCAATTGCCAAAGCATTCTGCCTGCAAAATTGCATTTGAGTTCAAACATATATTCGAATAATTGTTGTGCTTCTTTTTTTGTATAGTCGGCACCAATATGTTGTGCGCCATTAATACACCTTGCGATAGTTTCCCACCATTCTTCATTTGTGCCATCCTCCTTCAAGCGAGAATATGTTCGCTTGTATACAATTTCACCAAGTCCGTTGTATCCCCAATTTGGTTTCTTCGTCTTATATGGCAGAAGAAATTCTTCGGGCAGGATGTCACTAATGTAATTCATTATCTACTATTCCTTTTAGGGTATTTATATTATTTGATTAGTTCGTTCCAAGAAACTGGAAATAACGGCTCAATAATTTTTCCAACCGCTTTAGCATATTGTTGAACTTCCCATTGGGCGTTAGGATCAGTTCGTTGTTTGTAAAATCTTGCATATGCAGCAAGAGAACCCGTCCAATACCATTCCGTATACATTGCTTGCGGGAGAACGAATCGTGCTTGCTCTGGTGCAACGCCTTCATCAATCATTCGTTCATATAAATGTAAAGCATTATCATATAATTCATCTAAAGAATAATCCCAAGAATCTCTTTCCAAACTCCAAGATAATTTTTCACCCGAACCTTGCTTTGCACTTCCTTCTGGTTTGCCTCTCCATTCAGGATGATAAAATTCTGGAGTAAACGAAACATATCGTCTGCTGATTTCATTTTCTACAAATCCTTGCTTGTGCTTAAAGAATTGAACACGAATAGGAACAGGTGCTTTGATTCGAAGAGTAATCTGTGGATGGGCGAACGGTGTCCAGTGATTATGCTTTGCAAGATAACGAATGAGTTTTTCATCTTTCTCTTCAAACTCTTCTTTGTGGTTTGCGAAAGATACTCTAGCGGCATTAACAACTGTTAGGTCGTTTCCCATATGGTCAGCATATTCAACATGTCCATTATCTAAAACTTTAATTTTCATGTCGTTGCTCTGTTTGTTTTATCTGGAACAAACTCTTTTCCACCATTCAATTCTACTTTATAGAAAGTGTGTAAAGCATCCCAACCGTCTTTTGAAATGTGCTTTGGGTATCCCCACATCCAGCCATACTGGAGAAGGCATTTAATTGCTTCTTTTACTTTCTTTTTATTCACACTTTTCTCCAGTCACGGAAACGAAGAGTTGCTTCTAATCCACTATATGTGTTTTCGTTAATCGTCTTTTGTATTTTGCGAGTGGACATATGATGTGCCATATCATTAATGTCTTTATCGAGGATGGTGTCTGGCCAAATACAAACTTCTTTTCCCATCTCAATTAACTTTTCAATATAACTACAAATCTGTCTATTGCGTGGTTCGTTGTCAAGAATATATGTCATTGGTGTATCTGCAAAGCGGTCGGGTATTACTCTTAGTGCGCCTGCACCCACCATCGCTACCGCATTAGTAAGAAACAAACTGTCAATCGGACCTTCTACAACATACACTCTTTTGTTTGGATTTGCACGCCACTGACCATACCAAAGGCGGTCGATACTTTTGTCATATTTTACGGTGATATACTTTGCTGTTGCCCTTGCATTCATTTCATCGTGTATGCTCAATGACCTACCCTGAGCGGCAACCACATCTCCACTTTGATTGAAGAATGGGATAACCAATCGTTCTTCTTTATCCATCGGCGCACACGATGGGTCAAGTTCTTTCATAAAAGAACCGAAGTCATCGGTATAGTATAATATTCCCCAATGTTGCTTGGGAATAATTCTCACATTTGCAAACTGAACAGCAATGTGTTCACTTGGTAAATCTGAAAGACATTCTAATTGGTCTAGAACTTCATCTTTTCTTTTAAATTTTGGTTTTGAATCTATAAATTTGAACAATTCATTTTCCCTCGGCTTTTTATAGTTTGACTGGCCTGTTTCTCCATTACGAAATCTTTCTAGTCGGTATTCCTTGCACAATGACGGGGATACTTGATTTAAGAAATTATATAGGTTATGACCTGCACCACAATTATGACACTTATAGAAATAGTCATTTCCTTTTTGATAGAAAAATCCCCTAGCCTTTCTTTGGTTCTTTTGTGAATCACCACAAATAGGACAAGAACAATTTGCTAGGTTTTCTTTTTTCCATTTAAAATTTCTAAGTGTTGGTGAAATTCTATTGATAAATTTTTTATCAACAAAGGCAGTCATTCTTTATTGCTTTCTTCCTTTTTATTGTCTTCTTCTTGTTGTTCGGCAATCCACTCTTTTGCCCACTCTTCCCATTCTCTCAATTCTTCTTTACTAATATCTCTATCATTATCCATAATAGAACTCCTAGATTTTCCAGTCGATAAATTCGTCGCTGGCCTTTGTAAATTTCGTGTCGTAATTATTACCGTCAAATCCTACACCAAAACTATCTTTTTGTCCAGTATTGATTAGTTCTTTTTGAGCAGTATCTTCTAAATCAAAAAGTTTCATTTTGGCTCTATTGATTCCAATTACAAATTTTCGATTTGTAGCAGAATCGTTATATCTATTTTTTAGTTGTTTTAAAAGAATCTGACCTAGTTGGTCGAGTTCTTCTGTTCCAATTAATGCAATCATAAAATCTGCCGTGGCTGGCAAACCAAACGATTCTGATGTATCTTCTAAACCAAAATCGCTAGATGTAAATCCACTTCTATTTACTTGAGTAGCAGACCAAATGGGGACATTTCTCTCTACTGCCAATCCCCTGAGTTCTTCCGCAATTGCTTTGATATATGTGTATGAGTTTACATTTGCATTCATCCTCATTCGTGATGAAGCACAAATGTTAAGATAGTCAACAAAAATAATATCTGGTTTAAATTTCTTTTTCAATGATAATTCATCAAGCAAATGTCGGAAATGACTAGTACTTGCAGTTGCAGTGGGGTATTCTTTTATGATAAGTTTACCCGAATTTTTATTTTGTATCTTGCCAATCTTCTTTGCATATGACATTTCAGGAAGTTCTTTTAGTTCATCCATTGTTATATCCATAAGATTTGCATCTATGCGTTCTGCAATTCTTTCTTCTGCCATTTCACAAGTAATATAAAGTACATTTAATCCCTGCGACAAACAAGAAGAAGCGTGATGACACATAAAGAGTGACTTACCAACACCAGTTCCCGCCATTACAATGTTTAATGTTTTTGATGGTGTTCCGCCATTTGTAATAGCATTAAGCAAACTAATATCAAATGGAACTTTCTCTTCTACTCTGTGGTAGAATTTGAATCTGTCTTCGGCGTCTTCGATGTAGTCGTGTCCGACACTTGTATCGAAGGAGACCGATAGGGCTTCGGAGAGGATTTCGGGTATTGCGTTCTCCGCCTGGACGCTCTCTGATTTGCCATCGATAATATGGATTGATTCCATAATCGCATTGTACACTGCCTTATCTTTACAGAATTTTTCGGTTTGTTCTACTATCCATTCTTCGTTCGAATCGTATTCAACATTAATATCTTCTACTAAAGAACTAGCATCTTTAAATTCTTCTTCTGTAATTGATGCGTTTGATAAATCAATATCAATTGCATCTTTTGGTGGAAGAGAATTATACTTTGTTATGAACTTATATATTGAAGAATATACTAGTTTCTCTATCTTATCGTGAAAATATTCATCTTTAAGAAAGGGAATTACTTTTCTTGCGTATACTTCATTCTTCAGCAGGCTGTTCAGTATCGTCTTTTCTATAGTCTGATGCATCTACAAAAACTCCCTGTTCATTATTTGACTCGAATTCTCTTTCCAATATATCAACTACAATGTCACCAAGAAGTTCAGTAAAGTCTTCTGATTTGGGGTCTTCCCCTTCAAGAACATTATAGTCAAACTTAATGTGTGGTGTGTCATCTACTTCATAGAAACTAACCTGACCAAAAGTAAAAACAACACCTTTATATTCGTTGTTCTTAATTTGTATTGCTTGTTGGTTTTGTTTCGAAGCGGGATGATTTACATATGTGTATTCAAGCATCTTCTGTAACTTCTAACTCTTCAAAAACTTCTTCTTCGCTTACAGACATATTACCATATTTAAATTCTTTTTCAACTGCCTCTTCAAGTTTTTCCATAATATCTTTGGTAAAATACTTTTCGGGATTGTTGTTGATTGTCTTTTCATAAACTTTTGTTCCGTCAGGAAGTTCGATTCGTGTAGAAACCTTTTTGAAAATCTCATACTTTAGTGCAATATCAATAAGACCATAATATGGATTAAGACCGTGGTCATAATTCAACATTACATCAACCATTGAATTTTCCTTGGTTAGTCGTGACTTGTAAAGTTTACAATGAATGATATTACCAATGACATCTGTTCCTTCTTTTACCTTTTTCTTAGAAAGATAAATAATGGTTGAAGCAGCATATTTAAGACCAGAACCGCCTCCCATTTCTTTTTGTGGGAACATTGAACCAATCACATCATATGTGTGGTTGGTAAGAATAAGAGGAATACCAGCCGCACCCAACTTCAATGTAAGAACACGGAATGTTGCTTTGATAACTTGGGCGCGAGTCATATCTCTCGTACCTTTACCTTCTGCGGTATCTGCCATTTCTTTTGAAGTTGAAAGTTGACCAAGTGAATCCAATACAATAATAATTGGAGTCTTTTGGTCTTTTGCAAGTTCGGTGTAAGCATCTACAATTTTAATCGCTTGGTGACGGAATTCTTCTACAGTAGCAACGGGAAAAATACCAACACGGTTTGGATCAATACCACGCTCTGCAATCATTTCAGATGTTACTGCTGATTCTGTATCAAAATATAAAACATTTGCGTTGGGATTGTCACGAAGAAATTTATCACAAATTCCCAATGCAAAGTATGTTTTGCCCGTTGCAGATTCTCCTGCTAATGCAGTAATTTTATTGTTAGGTATACCGCCAAACATAGAACCAGAAAGTAGGGCGTTAAAAGAAAAACTGCCTGTATTAACCCAACCGCTAACATCAGAACCATCAATCCCATCGCTCGCAACCGTTGCATATTTATTTCCTGTTTCCTTGATGATACTTTGTAAAAAACTGTTTTGCATATTTTATCCTTTTCAAGTTGCTACTTTGCTAATCCAAGAGGACCAGACGGCGTAATGATTTTAGATTTAGGAGCAAACACAGCACTAAATTGTTGGTCATACTGTTTTTCAATCTCATCTATCACTTCAAGGATAAATAAAACCTGTTCCTTTGGCACATTCAATTCTTTAATTTTAGCAAAAGGAAGCCACGGCGCCATTGCAATGCTTTGTTGCTGTGTTGGCAGAAGTACACAAGGATTTTTAATCACATAAACATCATCCTTCTCTTCTACCAATTCACAAAGAACCTCTTCTTGATTTTTTAATTTTATGATTTTCACATTCATTTTTTTGTCTTCTTTTTCTTTGGACTCTTTCCAGTTTTCCACGCTTCATTTGTGTTGGGGGTTGATGTATCATCTCCCTTAAATGTTCCGTCTTTATGTCTTGACCTGTCTCCTTCATCATAAAAGCCAAGGAGTCTTCCCCAACTTTCTACTGTACGGTCAATCAGTTTTTCTATGTATGTTCCTTCTATCATTTTAAATTCTCCAATTCATCTATAGCATACTCTATTTGTTGACACTTTTCAACAATATTCTCGTAACTTTTCAAACTACAATTTTTGTCGGATTGGCATTCTTTTAAAGAATCACGCAATTTTGACAATCTAGACTTTAGTATATTTAGTATAATTTTTCTCGCTTTTTCAGATATCATACAAAAAATCCCTCCAAGGACGAAACTTCTTTCCAGTTCCAACCCACAATTTCCAAGATGTTCTGGAGAGGAAAGAGGAAGGACTTTTCAAACTGCATATCATAATTAATAAACCTGTCTAATTTGAATTCCTTCGGCAATTCATTAGGAAACGCCACTACTTGGTCTTGTCCTGCAACACCACCTAATGGATTTGGTTTCCTGAGATGAAGAAATTTAATTTTATCTCCATCAGCAATCAATCTGTGTTTGTCGCCTAAGTTCAATTCACCAATATAATGATTATAGAGTAAACTGCCTTTTACTGCGATGGGTGTAGATTTTTGATAGATGGTTGACCTGTCAGCATATTTTTTTATTCCATTGACTCCACGGGGAAATGCAATTTCTTCTGGGCTGAATCCATTAAACTTCTTTCGAAAGTCTTCTATAAAGGAAATAATGGTAGACTCATCAGAAGTAAGAATAAGATTGATTGCTTCTTTAAGAGCATCACGAACAACTTGTGGAGTAGAACTGCGTGTTGTTTCAATTCCCATAATTTTTGTTTTAGGTGGGTCATAACGAATGCCTTCAGAATCTTGTACTTGCATCATATATCGTTTCTTTGCAGTCCATACTCCTTTGTCTGCGATACACTCTCTGTCCATCACCATCTTGTTCTCGTATGCGTTCATTAACCTTGCAAGTTTGTCGTATTCCTTTTTGATGAAAGGTAAGATGATTTCTTCTGATGCTTTGTCGAGGAAATCCACAATTTCTGTTTTTGTTTTTCCCTCCTTGCATACCATATCAACCAAATTACCCAACCGCAAATATACGCTATCAGTATCAGATGCCACAACATAGTCATAATTATCTGTTCCTATTGTCTTGTTTAAAAACGCATTTAGTCTATCAGCAATCCAACGGATGCTTAGTTGCCCTGACAGAGTAATTGCTTCTGCCATATCAACATCAAAGTAACGAAACCATTCGTTGCCAACAGCACCATAAGCAGAGTTCAATTGAATTTTACGAACCAACTGGAAGTTGTTGTACTTTGCAATCTCTTTATCTAATTTATTTGCCAATGCTCCCTTTCCAAGAGTTGGCATGTTCAACCTACCAACTTTCTGTCGTTCCTTTTGGCACTTAATCATTTTTTTCTTATACATCTTCCGCTCTTTATACAATTTTTCCATAAGAGAAGGAAGAAATCCTTGATGTTCTCTTTGATAACAAGTACCATTTGCCGCGACAGAATAATTTTTATCAGTATGTGATTTTAGTGCTTTCTTAAAGTGGTCAGACTGCTCACCAAGAACACTGTTGGGCGTAATCATATAATCCTTATCTTGGTTTATCTTTGTCTCTGGACTAATGTTATATTGCATAATAAGATGCGGGTATAGACTATTAAGGTCCAATGATACAACCCAATCGTGCATTCCCGTGATAGGGTCTTTGACATATGCACCTGCGTATTGTTCGTTTTTAGAACTACTTTTCTTTGGTGGGATTGTAATCTTGTGTTCATTAAGATAATGGTAGATAATTGAATCCCACATCTTTACTTGACCGAACACATCAGTAAAGTTTACCTTGGCGGCATACGCAAGTGATATGGCAAGTTCAAGCAACTTCATCTTGTCTTCAAGTTTCATTACTAGTCGAGTATCAAGAACATTATATTCCATAAACTTCTGGAAATTGTTCTTGTAAAACTCCGACATCGAATCATATTCAGAATAGTCCAACTTCTTCTCGCCCAGTTCTACTTCTGCAATATGGTTCAGTGAATACGATGCCTGGTTTACATAAGTAAAAGTCTTATATAACTCATAATAATCTAGTGTAGCAATTCCTGCTAGTTCATAGCAAGTGTTTTCTCTGTTCCATTTTGATATCTTTCGTTCTCTCAATTGTCGCCAAGGAGACATACGCTTTGCTTCGGACTCACCAAATAAAGTTCCAATACGATTAACGAGATACGGAATATCAAAGAATCGAACATTCCAACCAGTAACAATATCTGGTGATTCTCTCTCCCAAAGGTCAAGAAATTCCCGAAGCAAATCTTCTTCATTGTCATACTTATATTGGTAGTCTGCCTGCTGAACACTTAGGTTAAATTCACCAAGTCCAAAAGCATACATCGTGCCATTGAAGTCTACAGATATAGCATTTACTCGTTCTCTTGGATTATCAGTCTCTGGAAATCCGTGTTCAGATTCACATTCAATATCAATATTGGCAACAACAATCTTAGAAATGTCGTACTCAATCTCTGTTGGGAAATTATCTGCAACATATTGGCAAACATAATCTGTATTGCCGTAAATATCAAACCCCCGTACATCTTTGTATTGGTTTACAAAGTCGCGGGTTTCAGGAATATTTCCAGGCTGAACTGGTTCAACATAATAACCCTCTAGTGTTCTCCACTCAGTTTCAGTTTGAGAAGGAATAAAGAGGGTTGGGGAAAATTGTTCTTTTCTGGTGATGCGGTTGCCACTTTCGTCTATCCCACGATAGAGAATATTTTTCCCCCGCACAGCAACATTAGTATAAAATTCATTCATTCAAAATGGCTTTTACCTTTTCCCAATATTTCTTAGAAGAATTTTTCTTGTATCCATTGGGACCTCTGTTGTGGATTCTTGCACGGTCTTCGTCGGTAACTTTTCTACCTAGTCGTTTTTCTGTAGCATATCTGTCCCAATATGCAAGGATACATTTCTCCGCATACCCCTTGTCCCGTGCAACATCTTCATAAACGCCGCCGATGCTTGGGTCGTGTTTCAGTGCATCTGTCCAAAAATCTGGCAGAATTTGATACCATCCGATTTCACCTGCTCCTCCAACTTTGGTTGGGTCGCAATTTGATTCGACCTCACACATAGCCGCCAACAAGTCTACATGGCGAGAATCTAACTTCGGGCCTTCGAGGGCGGCGACTATGGTGAGGCACGATAATATTAGTGCTATTTTCATAACCAAATTATACCATAAATAAGGGTAAAGTCAAGATTTTTTAGTTGAAACGAATCCATCGAACAACACGCAGTAGTTGATAATATCGACGATGGCATCGTGATAAGATTCATTTTCTACTTTAAGTTCGCCGGCGTTAGCAAAGGTGGAAAGGCGGGAAAGTTTATCACAAAGCCTAACTAAAAATCCTTGTTCGGTCGTACATATTCCCATATCTTCCGACCGAGTGAAGTTAGCAAATGGGGATTCGCCATCTTGTCCAGCATAGTCGTGATTCTTTTTTTCCATAATGCTAAGTGCTTCATTACATATATTCTTGTGGTGTTTGAATAGTTGTTCACGATTCATTAATTAACTCCTGTACTGCCAAATCCACCCACCCGTTCAGTAGATTGACTTGGCTTTTCAAATGTTTCCCATACATCAACTATATTGTTTTCGATAAGTTCGCCCTGTGCGACTCGTTCGTTGTCTTCGATATAAACAGTATCCGCTGATGCATTATACAACATAATAAATGTTTCGTGATAGTAATCACTATCGATGATACCTTCGCCATTTGGCATAATCAAACCCTTCTTAAGAGAAACGCTCGACCTTGCGTGTAGTCTCATCGAAACTCCAAAAGGAATTCTGAAGATGAGTCCTGTTGGGACGAGTACTCGGTCGCCTGGTCTAATCGCAATTCTTCCATCTATAGGAAGCACTTCTGTCTTTTTGTTTTCCATCCCATACACAGCAACAGGAACAGTCGGATTGATGTATGCGTGTACATCAAAGCAGGCGGAACCTTGTGTTGCAATTTGGGGCAATGTCACATCTTCGTGAATGCGATAACATTCTAATCTAATCATAATAAAGTACCTTTATTTTAAGAGGTTTTCACAACCACTATTCTATCATTTTGTTGTTTGAGTATAATAGTATTTTTTGAAATTATTGTAACTTTATTAGGTTTTGTCTTTCTTATATTTACTATCATCTTGTTACTTCACCCTCGACTTCAAATCTTCCAGAAACAACCTTATCAATAACTCCTGAATTATTAAATTCAAAATCATAGTGATGATTTCCAGGCGGAACATTCTTCATAGTATCAGCATCAATATAGATGTATACACCACCTGTTGTTCCACTGGCACCAGCCCAGCCGACGGTAGAACCATTAAGGGTCATTCCGCTTATGAGATTTGACGCAGAACCTCCTCCACTAGGACCAGACAGAGAACCTGTAGTAAATTCTCCAGTTGTTCCTCCACCAGTTACTCCACCATCACTAGTAATGTCAAGAATTAGTTGTGTATCTATTACTGATCTTCTTATTTGCATTGATGCAGTATATCCAGAAAGGTCAACAGATGCACCGGCGGCATCACAATATCCCATATGGAATATAAAGGTAGAACCTTGGTCAACGGAGATATCATATTTTCCTGATTTCATATACTATCTATGCCTTTTGCTTTCTTTTCTTTTTTTGTTTTTGTAATTTTGCTTTCTTCTCATTGGCTTTTTTTACTACCTCTGCTCTCTCTGTTTTTTCTTTTTCGCTTTCTTCTGCTTCCCTGGCAAGTCTTTCTTCTCGATTTTTTGCAATCTCAGCATTCATTTCTTCGTTGCGTTTTATCTCTTCATTTTGCACATTTGTTACTTCTGCAATCTTCATTTGATACTGTTCAAGATTTCCCATTATTCTTCCTCTTTCAGATTCTGGAAATTTATTTTCCTTTAAGAGTTGCATACAAGCATCATATCCTTCTTGGAATTGTCCAACATAAAAGGCAGTTGAACCAATTTCATCAAGAACTTGCCATTCCCAAACTTCATTTGCAAGGAACAAAATATCTTGTGAGGGGAACGGAATATCTTTTGCCTGTTTTGCAAAAAGATATCCGAGCCTTGGGTGTCCAGACAATCGGAAAATTCTTGCAATCTGATAAAGAGGTTCTGCACGAATTGGACGGAAGTTCCAAGCAGAAAGAAAATATTGCATAGTCTTTTCCCAAGGTTCTCCAAGAATACTACTACAAATAGAAACACGGAAAAGTGAATAGAAAACTTCTTCTTCCCATCCGCCTGCTTCTGCTCTCTTCATATACCATTCTTTTGCTTTATCAAATTGCTTTGAGTCAAAATACGATTGTGCTAAGTAGAAAATATATCGAACATTTTCTGGTTCATAGTTTGTGTCGGTTTCGTCGGTTAAACATTTAAGAAATACTTCTGCATCGTTTTTATACTTTTCAATAGGTTCTATGCCAACATTTCTTGCGCCCAATGTTCTTGCATCTATATGATATCCTTCAGCCTGCAATCTTCCTTGTTTAATTGAACCATCGGCTTGTTTTGAAGGACACTCGGCATATTCGTGAAGTACACCAGTGTATACCCAACCAGATTTGACTCTGAAAATTTGGCTTCTCCACCAAGTAAAATCGCCACGCTTAATTCTCAAAGAATAGGCATCAAGTTCTACATCTTCTGGAAAAGTAATTTCTCCAGTAAAAATATCATCAGCATCAATTACCCAAGCATAGTCTGCTTTACCTTCACAGTTTTTGAGAGATTGTGTTCTTGATTTTCCGAAACCATCCCATTTGTGGTCATAGATTTCGCCAGGAATTTTCTTTTCCTTAAAGAATTCCGTAATGATTTCTTTGGTTTTGTCAGTAGAACCAGTATCAGTGATGTCATACCTATCAACATTTTTATACATTGATTCTAGACACTCTTTGATGATGTGTTCTTCATCCTTTACAATCATACATAGGGTTTTGGTAAATGCCATTATTTGTTCTCCAGATTTCTCTTAATTATATCATAAATTCTAATTTTGTAAATCATAAAATATTCCATTCTTTCATAATTGAATAAATTCTTTTTGATGAGTCTCCAACACCAAATGGACACTCTTTATTTAGGAGGGGTTTAGTTAATAGATTGTCAAATGCTGGATATAATTTTTCAGGGAATCCAACAAGTATTTGGTTTGGAGCAGGGCGTTCTGTTGCCTTTCTGCAAACTAAAACTTTCTTTCCATAAAAACTGGCTTCTTCCTGTATTCCTCCACTGTCCGTAATTATCATTTTGCTTTTAGCAAGTATTTTTAACAAATCGTGATGTTCCATTGGTTTTACCACATTAACCTTTTCCAAAACACTAGAGGCTTCTATAACTTTTGGATTTGGATGAAGAGGTAAAATAAATTCATAATCAGAAAAATGGTTTGCTAATTTCTCTATCTCTTGAAACCACTCTTTCATCTTTTCGTGATTCTCTCTGCGGTGCATCGTAACAAGAACAACATCTTCTTCTGTAATAGGTAATTCGGGCAAAGTGTCTATAACTGTATTTCCCGTTATAGTAATATTACTTTTTCTTTCTCTTACCAAATTATCAAAGTCTGTCCTTGTTGGGGTGTAGTGGTAAGAAGCAATACACGATATCATTTGTCTATATGCCTCTTCTGGATATGGGTTTTCGTTGTCATATGTTCTAAGTCCTGCTTCAATGTGTGAAACAGGAATGCCTCGATTAAAAGAGGACAACGCTACAGCAAATGCAGAAGCAGTATCTCCCTGAACAATTGTGTGTGTTACACCATCAAAGACATTAAGTATTGTTTCCATACCAGTTCTTTCAATTATAGAAGTGATAACATCATTCAACCTGTTGTTTGTTTTTTCTGGTATTTCGATTGCAATATCATATTCAAATTCACCGATATCCTTTTGTTGCCCTGTGAATAAAACTCGAACATCATGGAGATTCTCTCTCAAGACATTAATCAAGGGCTGAAGTTTAATCCACTCTGGTCTAGTTCCGTATGCTATTAAATTCATAATCTATAATTTCCTTCAAGTCCTTTTCAAAGTTAGTATATACGGTATGACCAATATTCTCAAGTTTTCTAGATGATATTGAATATTTAAAATCGTGACCTAGTCTGTCTGGAACATGTTCAATGCAATCTTCGATTCGTAAACCTAAATTATCACACACCATCTGAACAACATTCATATTCTCTGTATGAAAACCAGATGATATATTATATATTTCATTGTATGCAGGAGACTTTCTCCAATCTGCTGTAGAATTTTCTAAAATGAATCTGGTTGCTTTTGCAGTATCCCGTGCGTGTGTCCATTCACGAATTTGATTTCCCTTGCCATAAACAGGAATCTTTTCACCTGCTTTTAGTTTTCGAATAATAGTTGGTAGAAACTTCTCATCGTGTTGGCGCAGACCAAAGTTATTTGAGGGGCGGACGATTATGTGTTTTGTTCCATAAGTATTTGCATATGCTTGGATCATATGATCGCCTGCTGCTTTAGTTGCAGAATATGGATTTTGTGGAAGTAAAGAACTTCTTTCTGTAAAAGAACGATTTACTGCAACTCCATATACTTCATCAGTGGAGAATTGAAGCAGGGGAATATCTAATTTTCTACAAGCATCAAGAATACTTTTTGTTCCTTGTATATTTGATTTAATAAAAACGTCTGCCGATTTAATAGAATTGTCTACATGTGTTTCTGCTGCTAGATTAATTATCCACTTTACATCTTCTTGTTCAGCAAACATTTTGATACCATTAGTAACATTAATATCCATTTGATGAAAAATAAAATTAGGATTATCAATAAACGAAGACATATTTTCTTCGAAACCAGCATAGGTTAGTACATCAACACCAATAACTTTATATCCAGCATTGATAAATTCTTCGGCTACATAACTGCCGATAAATCCTGCACATCCTGTTATCATTACACTATTCATTTTGATGCCTTTTTTACAATGTCTGGATTTTGTTTGATAGTTTGAATAGTAATCAAATCTTTGTATCTTGTCGTTGACCATTCGTGACAGCGAGTTGTGTAAATTACTTTCGGTGGCAAATCATCACCCGTAAAGGATTTTCCGATGTAGTCCTCACCCAAGATACGAATATCAGGTTTAAAGAACTTAATTAACTCATAAAGTTCTTCCTCGTTCTGATACATATACACTTCATCAATATACTTGATTGACATTAAAGACTTGTATCTTTCGTAATAAGACATGACTGGCTTATACTTTGAATGTCTACCTTCCGATGGGTCTCGCTGAAGAAATACGATAAACCTATCACAGTGTCTTTTTGCTTCTTCAAAGGTATAGATGTAGCCTGGATGAAGTACATCAAAATTGCCTGCTGTAAATCCTACTTTCATAATTCACCTCACTGATTTGTAAACAACTTGTTGTTGTATGAAATTATCTGGTACGCTTCAATCAATTCTTTAATGCCATCTTGTAATGTTACCGTTGGTTTCCAACCAAGAGACTCTAGTTTATCGTTGCTTACAATATAATTTCTCTTGTCTGGGTCGTTATCAATTTCTGATTCTTGAATAGAAAATTTTGGGATATACTCTTTAATAATTTCACACAATTCCATCTTTGAAAGATTTGCATCACTCAAACCGACATTAAAAGATTCGCCTCTCATTTCGTCATAGTGCCTTGCAGCAAATACCATTGCACCCACGACATCCTTTACATGAATGAAGTTTCTCTTAAACGAACTTTCAAAAAGAACAATGTATTTATCTGTACAGGCTTTATAT